ACTGACACCCTCCGCGAGGAGGGCCCGGGGCCTGATCGCTCCAAAATAAACCACAGAGGCCAGAGCTGAAAGAGCCAGAGCCCGGAGATCGGAAGATCATCCCGGCCCTGGCTCTTTTTCGTTTGGAGGACCCATGGCAACACGCGAGGACATCTACAAGGCCCAGCTGCAGGAGCTGGGGATCTACAAAGAGGCCTTTGATCCGGAGATCAAGACGCTGGCCATGCTGGAGCGGCGCAAGACGCGGGCGGAGAAGGCCTGGTCGGCCACTGTGCCGAAGGGCCAGAAGCCCAGCTTCCTGGATCCTCACTACCAGGTGATCGTGCAGCTGGAGGACAAGATCCTGACCCACCGGGAGGCCCTGGGCCTGACGCCGAAGGCGCTGCGCAAGCTGCGCGGCGAGCCGGCGGTGGGCGGCCCGAGCGAGCCGGAGCTGATCACCAACCGGCTGGACGCCATCGCCCAGCGCGTTGGCGCCTACAAGATCCCCGCGGCCCACAGCCTGGAGCCGGAGGCCGCGCAGGCCCACGCCGAAGCGCAGCGGGCCGCCTGGGACGGCCTGGTGCCCGATTTGGACACGAGCGCCGATGGATAAGGCCCCACACTTCGAGGACGCCTGGCGCTACGCCCGGGACACCTGGGACGATCACGGGATCGAGGAGCTGCAGCGGCTCGGCTGCCGCCGCTTCCTGGACGATCTGGAGAGCGGCCGCTGGGACTTTTCCCCGGCGATCCCGGAATTCTGCATCGAGACCATGACGGGCCTCTTTAGTTTCTCTCAGGGCGAGCGCCTGGACGGCACGCCGCTGCGCGGCGCTCCGTTCGAGCTCATGCCATGGCACATCTACTGCACCTACGCGATCGGCGGCTTCCTGCAGCCGGGGACGCAGCTGCGGCGCTTCACGGAGGCGGATCTGTTCGCCCCGCGGAAAACCGTCAAGACGACCTTCGGCGAGGCCCTGCAGACCACGCTGGCGCTCTGGTACCGGCTCTCCGGCGCCAAGGCCAAGACCGTGGCCGGATCGCTCAAGCAGGGCATGGAGGGCTTCGACTGGCTGGTCTACAACTTCAAGCGGCTGGGCCTGGTGGCGGACAATAACCCGCCCGGGAAGCTCCGGCTGCTGAATTCCTCCCTCGGCCACAGCATCGAGGGCGAGATCTGGGGCGGCAGCATCGACCTGGAGACTCTGGCCTTCAAGCCGGAGCTGTTCGACTCCTTCAACGCCAACTTCGTCCACCTGGACGAGCTGGAGCTCTACAAGAACGCGATCCCATACACCCGCCTGCGCGACGGCATGAAGGGCTTCTCCAACAAGCTCCTGCTCTGCACCTTCACGGCCGGCGACAACGGGGCCGGCTTTGCGGCGACACACCGGGACTACATGGAGCGGATCCTGCGCGGGACGATCACCGGCCCGGCCGCGGACTCCACCTTCGTGCTTTTGTGCCAGGCGCCCATGGAGCCGGACGGCAGCATCGACTTCCTCAATCCGGCGGTCCACCGGGCCTGCAACCCGGCCTACAACATCACGATCCGTCCGAGCGACATGATCGCCGCGGCGGAGCAGGCCGAGCACAACCCCAGCCTGCGCAAGGAATTTTTTACAAGATCTCTGAACCGCTTTGTCAGCAGTTTCAAAGCCTGGTTCGACATTGAGGAGTTCCGCCGGAGCGATCAGCGCTACGGCTGGACGCTGCAGCAGCTGCCGAAGCTGGTCAAAAACTGGTACGGCGGCGCGGACCTCTCCAAGCTGCACGACCTGACCGCGGCGGTGCTGGCCGGGGAGATCCCGGCGGCCAAGGCCGCGACAAAGGACTGGACCCCGCCGGAGGACGTGCTGGTGCTGATCCCGCACTGCTGGTTCCCGATCGTGGCTGCCGCGGAGAAGGCCGACAAGGATCAGATCCCGCTTTTCGGCTGGAAAGACGACGGCTGGCTGGACATGCCGGAAACGGCGTCCATGGACCCGACGGAGCCGGTGAAGCAGTTCCTGCAATGGAAGGCCGACGGCTACAACATCCGGCGCGTCGGACACGACCGGAAGTTTGCCCGACCCTACTACACGGCCATGAAAAAGGCCGGCTTCCGCGTCCAGGATCAGCCGCAGCTTTACATCCAAAAAAGCGAGGGCTTCCGCTACATCGAGCACAAGGCCAAGGTCGGCTGCCTCTACTACCTGCACGCCGAGCCCTTCGAGTACTGCGTTCAGAACGTCCGCGCCGCCGAAAAGACCGACGACGCGGTCCAGTATGAAAAAATCAACCCCAACAGCCGCATCGACGTCTTTGACGCGGCAGTCTTTGCCACCGTCCGCCTGCTGATCGAGACCGAGCGCAGTACCGCCACCGCGGGCTGGTTCGACGACAACAGCAGCGAACGGCGCCACCCGATAGGAGGTTAATGCCTATGAAAGTCAAACCGCAGGCGCGCCCCATGGCCCGGGACAAGCCCCAGAAACGATCCGCGAGCCTCGGCCAGCTCCTGGCCCTGATCGACGGCGAGGACATCTGTGTCCCCGGCTACACGCGCCTGAGCGATAACCCTGAGATCCAGACGGCCTGCCTCCGGATCGCGGAGCTCATCGGCAGCATGACGATCTACCTAATGCAGAGCACGGAGGACGGCGACAAGCGCGTCAAAAACGACCTGAGCCGGATCCTGGACATCACGCCGGAGCGCGGCATGAACCGCTCGCAATGGCTGATCGCCAACGTGATGAACATGCTGCTCTATGGCAAGGGCGACGCCATCTGCGTACCCCACACCCAAAATGGCTTCCTCCGCAGCATGGAGCCGATCGCGGCCGACCGCGTCGCGCTGCAGCCGGACGGGATCTCCCGCCGGGACTACACCGTCCTGATCGACGGGCAGCCGCGCCGGCCGGACGACCTGATGCACTTTGTGTACAATCCGGATCCCCGCTACCTCTGGAAGGGCCAGGGCGTCACCGTGACGCTCAAGGACATCGCCCAGAACCTCCGGCAGGCCCAAAAGACGGAGAACGCCTTCATGGCCAGCGAATGGAAGCCGAGCATTATTGTCAAGGTCGACGCTCTGACCGAGGAGTTCTCCAGCCCGGCAGGGCGGCAGAAACTGCTGGAAAGCTACGTCAAACCCAGCAGCCCCGGCGAGCCCTGGCTGATCCCCGCGGAGCAGTTCGAGGTGGAGCAAATTCGGCCACTGAGCCTGGCGGACATCGCCATCAAAGACACCGTGGAGATGGACAAGAAAACCGTCGCGGCGGTGGTCGGCGTGCCGGCCTTCCTCCTGGGCGTGGGCGAGTTCAAGCGGGATGAGTTCAACAACTTCATCCAGACCAAGATCCGCGCGATCGCCCAGACCATCCAGCAGGAGATGACCCGCTGCCTGATCCTGTCCCCGGACTACTACATCCGGCTTAACTATTACAGCCTGCTGGACTACGACCTGGCCGGGCTCTCCAACCTGCTGCTGGCGGGTGCCGACCGCGGCTTTGTCAACGGGGACGAATGGCGCGACCGGATGCACCTGCCGCCGGCTGGCCTAAAAGAGTACAAAGTCCTGGAGAACTACATCCCCTACGACCAGAGCGGAAACCAGGCAAAGTTGACCGGAGGCGAGACATGAAGGTCCCGCTAAGCTGCCCGCACGCCGTCTACAAAAGCGGCATGCGGATCTGGTGCACCAAAGCCGAGGGCTGGTGCGGAAATCAGTATTTCAAACGGTGCAAGGGCTGGTGGGTACTCAATGAGCGTGCCACCGCCTGCCCCGTCAAAACGATCAAAAAGGAGAATGATTGATATGTCACTTGGACATTGGGCAAAAAGTTACCTGGGCAGCGGCTCGGGCGGATCTGGCGGCGGCGGCAACGCGAACATTCTTATCGTTCACGCCACTGCTGGCCCTCCCGCTGAGGGCTCAAGCGAACCTACTATCACGCTGGATAAAACCTATGCAGAAATCGACGCTGCGGTTAGCGCCGGCGCCCTCGTCTTTGTTGACGTGGCCGGAAGCGGTATGTTCCCGTTTGTGGGGAAAAACCGCGTCGGCGAACATGACATGACAGTGGTATTGATGTTTTCCATGGCCTATACACCGAATGGAACAACAACGGTATGTTCCACGTTGGAACTTACGTCATCCGACAGTGTCCGCCTGCTGCAGCATAGCAGCGGCATTGGTGGATAAGAGGGTAAACGAACGCCTATGAAAAAGAAACCCACACCCGCCCGCGTGGAGACCCGGTCGGTCCGCCCCGTGCACACGGACTTCCAGACAAGGGAAGCGGTCGACGCCTACATCATCGAGGGCTACTTTGCCGTTTTTGGCAGCAACTACGAGATCGCCCCGGGTATGAGCGAGAGTATCGCGCCCGGCGCTTTCCGCAGCTCGCTGGAGAACGACGTCCGCGCCCTCACGAATCACGACACCACCCTGGTGCTGGGCCGGACAAAAGCGGGCACGCTGGAGCTGCGGGAGGATGAGCGCGGCCTCTGGGGCCGGATCAGCATCAACCCCAACGACGCCGACGCCGTGAACCTCTACGAGCGCGTCAAGCGCGGCGACGTGGACCAGTGCAGCTTCGGTTTCGAGATCCGCAGCGAGGACACGGACTATCGCCCGGACGGTA